TTGGTGGTGAAGCCGAGGTCGCGCAGCGCCTTGTTGAACTGATTGCAGGTCATGCGATCTCCAGACGGTTGATGAGGCGAAGCACGGTTTCCGACTGCCACGCGCCGCCGGTCGAGGTGGTGATGCCGCGCGCGTTCAGTTCGGCGGCAATGGCGCGCGACGACAGATGGTTGATCTCGGCCAGAACGGGCCGCAGGCTTTCAGCGAACGCCGCTGCGCGGTCCTTCTGCATGGCAGCGCCTTTCGGCCCGCCCAGCTTGACACCGCGCTCCTTGGCCGCGCCAAGCGCCGCCTTGGTGCGCTCCGAGATCATGGTGCGTTCCTTCTCGGCCAGCGCCGCGTAGATGTGCAGCATGAACGGATCGACGTTCGGCCCAAGGGCCGCGACGATGAACGGCACGCGCTGCACCATCAGGCCCGAGATGAAATGCACATCGCGGGAAAGACGATCCAGCTTGGCGACGATCACCGGGGCGTTGCCGCGCTTGGCGGCGGCCAGTGCCGCCTTCAACGCAGGCCGCTTGTCGAGCGCGTCAGCGCCCTTGGCGGTTTCGACTTCGGTGAAGGTCTCGATGATGTCGAGGCCGTTGGCGGTGGCGAACGCGGAGATCGACGCGGACTGCGCCTCAAGGCCGAGGCCGCTCTTGCCCTGCTTGTCGGTGGAGACGCGGATGTAGGCGATGGCGGGTTTCACTTCGACACCTCACCAGCTTCGCGATCAACGATGACGTAGCGGCGAGCGTAGTATTTCTCGCCGTACTCGACGGCCTTGTCGCGGTCGTTGAACGAGCCGACGCGCTGCTGCACGTTGTTGCGCTTGATGATCTTGACCTCGTAGCGTGGCAGCTGGATTTTCATTTTCGGTTTCCCCTTGCTGAAGCTGGATGCTCCTACTGGCTCAAGCCCGGTGAGCATTGCTGCTGCCGGGCGTGAGACCGTGTGGTGAGGGTCAGAACCCCTTCGACGCTGCGAAGGCGCGGGCTTCTGCTTCGGTGTCGAACACCGGGAACTTGATCTCAACCAGTTCGCCAGCGGCGTTGTAGAACGAGCGGCCACCCATCACAGCGGCGCGGCTGGCAGGCACTTCGGTGCCCAGCGCCGCTGGGATCGAACCGACGAAGCCAAAACGCTTCGACGGAAACTGGATGACGTGAAGACCGAGGTTGCTGAACATTTGGTGGTTCCCCTTGCTGGCCGGAAATGGCCTGCCCTCTACATAGCGCACCATGACCTACCATGCAAGCGTTGTTTCCCGTGAAACCCTCAAAAAGTCAGAACGGTGGAGGCGAAAAATGAAGCCTTGTCCGCGCTGTGGCCAGCCGTCGGAGAGTTCCCCGTGGCCGTATCTGAAGGGGATCGACGCCAACAATGTCACGCTGGAGTGGCGGCGCTGTGGGCGCTGCCATGCCCTGTTCAGCCAGCTGACGCCTGATCTGGCCGTGATGGAGCCTGACCGTGTCGAACGCCAAGATCATCAGCCTGATCGCCCATGAGACCCGCCAGCTGCGGGCCGACGACGAACGCGCCCGCACGGCCTTGGCGGCAGACCTGTACGACGCGCTGCGGGCGATGATCGCCCCACTGCACGATGAAATCGAAGCGCTGTGGCAGCGCCTCGACCAACTGGAGAGGACCAATGGCACAGAAGCAACGCAAGGCGACCAAGACGAAGGCAGCACTGCTGACGCGCAAGACCAAGGGCGTGAAGGTCAAGAGCCTGCCGAAGGCGCGCCGTCCCCAAGCCCGGTGAGCGACGACGTCAAGCAGGCGCTGGAGGAACTCGCCAACCGGTTCGAGATGGCGGGCAACGCGGTCTGGACCGGTGCGCAGGTGGCTGACGCGCTGCGGCGTTTCGCGGAGGACCGCGACGTGCCGTTGAGCAACCGCGACGACGAGGGCCGATGAATGAACACGGCAGAGCAGCGCGAGCGCGAACATGAGCAGGCGCACCCGGAGCAATATCACCGGGGCTTCCACCTGATCGCATGGACGTGCCTGCAGACCGGCGAAGACGGCTACGACGTCTACGAACTCGGCCACGGCAGTCTGAGCGAGCATGCCACACGCGAAGCGGCGGTCGCATGGATCGATGACCAGTTCGCGCAGGCGAAGCGGATGGTGGATGCACTGCTGTGATCCGCGCCCGCATCAAGCCGCTGGACGAGCGGATGCCGGGCATGTGCCTGATCGACGTCAGGCACACGTCGCAGCAAAGACCGTTGGCTCATGATGAGCGATGTGAAACCGAGGGAAGGCGAGGTTCTGTAAATGCCGAGGGTGGCAAAGGAAATCGTAGACATCAGGTCGATGGCCAGAGCGCACACCGAGACGATGATCAAGGTGCTGACGAGCGTGGCGGTGAGTAAGGGAGCGCAGGCGGGAGCGCGCGTGGCAGCTGCGACCGCTATCCTCGACCGAGGTTGGGGAAAGGCCCCTCAGCAACTGGTGGGTGAGGACGGTGGTGACATCAAGATCATCATCCGCCAAATCATTGAGACTGCTACGGTTTCAGACGATCCGCTGGTCATCGAGCATGATGACGGTGACCCAGCTGCCACAACCGAATGACCGTTCAGCTGTGGCAGGACGCTGCGTAAGTCATTGATACTGCTGGGGTAACCCGCCTGCAGGGGGAAAAGGTATCTGGAGGGGGGTGGTCTCCGGGGGCGGTTGCCGGGGTTGAATGTCGATCAAGTAGTGGTACCGGTTATTGCCACTTTCCCTCGCGATCCGTCAGGCGTTTCGCTTCCGATAATCCGCAATGGCTTGTTCCGCCGCCTCTCGCAGACTGGCCTTGTCGGTGGCGGGTGTGAGGCCCTTCGCCTTCAGCCGATGCAGCCGGGCCATCTTCTTGGCGTGGTGTGGATCGTAGTGGAAGGGGAGCCAGCGTTTGCCGGATGTTGAGAAGGTCTTGCCGGTGCCGCGCAGTGTTCTCATCGTGAGACCTGTGAAGGCCCGTGGGGAAAAGAAGTTCGCTCGCGCGTGATTGCATATTTCGGCCCGAGTGTCACTGCCGCTCGCACAACCTCTATGATCAAGTGGTTGCAGCGCCGTCAGGAATTATTTTCGTTCAGCCATGAAGGCTTTGATCTTGTCGTAGAGATCGAGGTTGACGACGCGGCCACGGCGCAGGTCGTGGACGAGGTTCCGGTCGTTGACTGCCTGAACACCGAAAGTGGTTGCCGACAACTTGGTTTTTAGGAGATGGGCCTCGATCTCGGCGAGAAAAATCGCGGCAGTGCGGCGCTTCTTCATGGTGGTGTCCCCTTGCTGACGCTGCAGTGTAGCAGGCGTCGGCATGGGCAAACCCGATCTAGACCACATGATCGTTTTTTATTTTGCCATCGCGTGGCCTTGGGGCGCGACACCTCAGGCGAGGGCGCAAATGCCTCGCCTGCTATTTCCAGCCCAAGACGTCTTCTAGCGGCACGGTGTCGTAAGGCCCCCACAGCGTGTCCGATTTGCCCTTGATGATGATGCGCCTGATCTTGGTGACCTTGCCGACGTCTCTCGGCAGCGAAATCACGACAGGTGCGGGAATGTCGGCGTGCTTAGTGCCGACACTGAGCGCAGCACAGAACACGATGGCGGCGAGCGGGTAGCGAACAAGTCTCATGGTTTTTCCCTTGCAGAGCCTCTTTTTAGCCGCTCCGAGGTCTCTCGCCAACAGGTAGAAACACGGAAAAATGGAAGTCCACATCCCGCATGCTGGCTGGAAGCCCCGCCCGCATCAGATGGCGCTGTGGCAGTACCTGCAGGCCGGTGGCGACCGGGCGATGGCGGTCTGGCACCGCCGGGCGGGCAAGGACGAAATCTGCCTGCACCACGCGGCAGTGAGCATGATCAAGCGGCCCGGCAACTACTGGCATTGCCTGCCCGAGTTTCTGCAGGCGAGGAAGGCGATCTGGAGCGCGGTCAACGCCCACACCGGCAAGCGCAGGATCGATGAAGCCTTCCCGCCCGAGATCAGGGAGAACGTCAACGACAACGAGATGTTCATCCGCTGCGTCAACGGCTCGACGTGGCAACTCATCGGTAGTGACCGCTACGACGCGACAGTTGGCGC